AAGGAGTATCAGAGATGAATTTGAAATACACGCTGGCTGACGCACAAGCGGACGGGCAAGCACCATGGAAAGATCCTATACTAGAAGATTTTCATGTGGTCATTTATGCAGACAAGTATCCCGTTACAGAGGGTCATCTTTTGTTTGTACCACAGTATGCCGCAGACGGAGTTATTGAAGACTGTTTCGCAGATGCACTTAAAGTGGGCAAACAAAAGGTAAAGTCTGGTGAATGGGACGGATTTAATATTGGGTTGAATTGGGGCGAAGCTGCAGGTCAGACTGTGCCATATCCGCATGTTCATTTGATTCCAAGACGTAAGGGTGATATGGAAGATCCCACTGGCGGTGTTCGACATGTGATACCAGAAAAGGGTAACTATCATAAATGGCAAGAATAACTGTTCCTTGGGCCAACCAAAACAACACATGGTGGAATGAAACCTGTGCTAGAGTTATTGAACATTTTGGTTTACCGGGCGGACGTTATGTAACAGAGATCAGTGCAGAATGTATGCATTTTGATTTTCGTAATGAAAAGGACGCACTGATGTGCAGATTATTAATAAGCGACAGCATCACATGAAAGATAAAATAATCATAGGCATTCTTCTTTTAGTGTGTATAGTGATACTTGCCAATGCCGATTGGAGTAATAGAACTGTGATCTATGATTGCAGCCTAGCGGAAATCAGTCCAGATTACCCACAAGAAGTAAAAACTGAATGTCGTAGATTACGCATAGAAGAATTCCGTGAAAAACAAATACAAGAAAGAAAGACCATATTAATATGAAACATTGGACTATAACCGTAGAAGAAGATCCCGAAACTAAAGAATTGATATTGCCATTCACTGACGAAATCCTAGAAGCCGTAGGATGGAAAGAAGGCGATGTTATAGTTTGGAAAAAGAAGGATGACAAGTCTTGGTCATTGCGAAAAAAGGTTGACAAAAAGGCAGAAAAGAGTGTATAATATACTATGAGCAAAATAAAAGTCGCAGAGCTGTTTTACAGCATACAAGGTGAAGGACGCTACATGGGCGTGCCTAGCATATTCTTACGCACATTTGGATGTAATTTTAAATGCGCAGGCTTTGGTATGCCACGTGGCGAGTTGAGTATAGAAGCCGAAGACATTGCCGAAGTAGCACACTTGTATAATAAGTATGAAGAACTTCCTTTGGTTAGTACAGGGTGCGATAGTTATGCTTCATGGCATCCTGACTTTAAAAATCTAAGTCCAATGCTTGAAAGTAGTGCTATTGTAAAGCGCATTATGGAAATACTTCCACATCGTCGTTGGGAAGATGAACATCTTGTTATTACAGGTGGTGAACCTTTGCTAGGATGGCAACGGGCTTATCCAGATCTATTATCACACGCTAGTATGAATAGTCTTAAAGAAATCACATTTGAAACAAATGGTACTCAAAAGCTGTCGCCAGAATTTGCAGGCTATTTGCATCAATGGAAATCGCATCACGATAACGATTTCTGGAGAGAGATTACATTCTCAGTAAGTGCTAAACTTCCTTGTAGCGGAGAGAAATGGGAAGATGCTATATGTCCAGAGATTGTGTGCGAATACGAAGAATACGGTACGGCATATTTGAAATTTGTAATTGCTACTGAACAAGACTTTGCTGATGCTGAATGTGCTATTGGCGCATATCGTGCGGCAGGATTTAAAGGACACGTTTATCTAATGCCAGTAGGCGGCGTAGAAAGTGTTTACGCAATGAATAATAAAAATGTAGCATTGTTGGCTATGAAAAACGGACTACGATACAGTGACCGTTTACAAGTGCCACTATTTAAAAATGAGTGGGGAACATAATGAAAAAATTTATCGAAAAGCTATTTGGTTTTGAAAAACTCAGACAGGAAAAAGAAGCACTGCAAGATGCCAGAGACAAAGCAGTAGCCGAAACAGTACGAGCTCAAGAAACAGAAGAACTTAGTAAATTAAGTGAAAAGGATCGTGCTACTCGTAAAAAAGAACCTTGGGTAAGTGTGATTAATACTCATGTTAACACAGACAATGTTCGTAATGGATTTTTTGAACTTGACTGGAATGAACCATTTGTGTTAAAATTAAGACAAGAAGGTTACGGATACGATGGTGACAAAGACGAAGAAATCGTAGATCGTTGGTTCCGCGAACTCTGCGCTAATGTAGTTGTCGATGGTGACTACGGTGGCCCGATTAACACAGGTGTAATTGACATTAACGAAGTTAAAAGAAAGAATCAATGACATATATTCTAGTAGATACTGCTAACACATTCTTTCGTGCTAGGCATGTAATTAACGGCGATGCTGATATTAAATTAGGCATGGCCTTTCATATTACACTTAATAGTGTTAAGAAGGCTTGGCAAGACTTTAACGGCAGTCACGTTATCTTCTGTTTAGAGGGGCGTAGCTGGCGCAAAGATTATTATACTCCTTATAAAGCTCAACGCACAGCCGCTCGTGCCGCCCATACAGAAAAAGAAGCAGATGAAGAAAAGATTTTTTGGGAAGCATTTGACACTTTTAAAGATTTTATTATAGATAAGACTAACTGTACAGTATTACAAAATCCACGGTTAGAAGCAGATGACTTGATTGCAGGGTTTATTCAAAGTCATCCTAACGATAATCATGTTATTATTAGTACAGATACAGACTTTGTACAGTTAATTGCACCTAATGTAAAACAATATAATGGTGTTATGGAAACAACTATTACACATGAAGGTATCTTTGATGCAAAAGGCAAAAGAGTCATTGACAAAAAAACGCAAGAACCAAAAGCGATCCCAGATCCCGAATGGCTGTTGTTCGAAAAATGCATGCGTGGTGATACCAGTGATAATGTCTTCTCGGCGTATCCGGGTGTACGTACTAAAGGCACAAGCAAAAAAGTGGGTCTTACTGAAGCGTTCGAAGATCGTAAGAGCAAAGGATATAACTGGAACAATCTCATGTTACAGAGATGGACTGACCACAATGGTATAGAACACCGTGTACTTGAAGATTACGAACGTAATCGTAGACTGATCGATCTAAGTCATCAGCCAGAGGACATTAAAGCAATAATTAAGGACACTATTACAACAGCAACTAGTGCCAATAAGAATATCAGCCAGGTAGGAATTCGACTTATTAAGTTTTGTAACTTATACGATCTTAAAAAGATCGCAGATCAGGCACAGAGCTATGCAGAACCGTTAAATGCGAGGTATATCAATGACACTCAAACTTTGTCCGTATGAAGATACCTGTATTAGTAAATCAAATACCTGTTGGGAGAACACAATGACAGACTTACACGCAAAACCGATCATAGAAAATAAATTTTGGATCGTAGAAAAGGACGGAGAGAAATTTGCTACGCTAAGAAAGAATGATGACAATCGATTTGTTCTTAGCAACGAAGAAGGTATCAAAATATACGATACTAAAGAAAGTCTAACTAGACAATTTGGTAAAGATTTCTTCGTGGCCAAGATCGTAAAAGAAGCACACGATGCATTACCGAACGAAGTTCATGGCTATACTACTAGTGTGGCTCCACATAATGCCATGTTTGACATACAACGCAAATTACCATTGTTTACTAAGAGCAGTGATTCGAAAAGTCTTTACTGCGCAGGGTATTATGTGATACGTTTTGAGAAGGGATGGGTCAAATCTTTTTGTCCTAAACTGATTACTCTACAAAGATACGAGTATAAAGGCCCGTTTAAAACAGAAATTGAAATGAAACAGGTATTGAGCAATGTCTCAAAATAACCTTCCTACAAATCTACCCACAGTAGAAAGACTGATACAGCGTGTTGTGGCCGCTGAAAAGAGTCAACAAAAGGACATTCGCATATCTATACAAGAAGCCAGAGACCTAACTGCTGAATTAGCTGTTATGACCAGCAAATTAGGTCGTACAGTGCAGGAAATACACGAAATGCTGGCTCAGATACGCGAATCTACTACTAAAATCGACGTTAAGTTCGACGGCGGTGGCTTCTAAAAGGTATAAATATATACGTGGTTAATTAGGAAACACGTATAATGAGTAGACCAAAACCTAAAATATTGTTAGAGTATGCTAACAAGGAAAACTTTAAAATTGAACAGATCCTTGATAGTGAAGCCATCTGGGCAGTATTTTACAAAGGACAACCGTTCAATCTAAAAAGCGGAAGCCTGGTTGCCAGCTATCCAGGACCTAAGTATAAAAAAGTGTCATTTTCAAATCCAGGACATGCAATTAACCTTGCTAAGAAACTTAATAGATTATTCAAAACCAAAGATTTCGAAGTTATGAAACTCACCCAGGGTGAGAAGGTAGATTAGATGGACCTCAAGGATACCTATACTAAGGTATTCCTCCAAGCAGCAGATCAAGACGCTGACCAGAATACCCTAAAACAATATCGAAGCACATGGTGGTGGAATGTTCGCGGCAAAGATAATGGTGGGCTTAGATTGACAGAACCTGCTTTGCAATTTATCACAGACGATGCTAAAATAAAAACATACCAAGTAGAATTCCCCAAAGATTTCGCTATTACTGCACAAATACTTCTATGGTTAGATAACAATATCGACGGACCGTATTATATTACTAAAAAGACTATTACTGTGTTAAAAGAAAAAGCTGCATTTCAACTTTATCTATTTTCTGGGGATATCAAGAAAATGGGCTATAACAAAGCATTGGCTCGTAAATTTAGCCAAGATTCCACCGACGAATAATCACTGTCTATAAATATTCGCACTATGTTCGATCTTAATCCTATTGATGTATTAAAACAAAGAAAATTGAAGACGTTACCTCCTCATTTTTCACAATTTAAACTCGCCGACGTTGACTTTTTGCTTGGAGAGTTTGAGGATTGGATTGGGACAAAATTAAAAGGTAGGTATTGCATTGTTCGATCACCGAATATTGATCAAGACGGAAGATGCAAAAGCAGTACATTTGTAGCATTCGAAGACCAGAAAGAACTAACATATTTTATGTTAGCCTGTCCACATTTAAGGACAAACTAAATGACAGAAGAAGTTCAAAATCAAACAGCCGAAGCAGCAGCACC